GCTACTATGATAATTGTATTAGGTAGTTTTTTATATGCAGGTGGATCGTTAGAGGAAGTTGATTACATAGTTTTAGATAGGATGTCAGAACTTATAGATAATCGTCTTGATGGTATACCTGAAGATGTGAGCATACATTAATGCGAGGATATCGAAAGCCGAGAAAGCCTAGACCTGTAGAGAAAGATGTACCTGCAGGTTATGATTCTAATTGGGAGTACAAGTTACACATAGAACCTTTACAAGATTGGGATCATCACGGAGATAAAATTAAATACACAGTAGAGCACACGTATGAGCCGGACTTTCGTAGGACAATAGATGGTGTTGAGTATTTACTTGAGGCAAAGGGAAGGTTCTGGGATCATGCAGAGTATAGTAAGTATATATGGATAAGAAAAAGTTTGAAGAAAGATCAAGAACTTATCTTTGTATTTTTTAAACCACAAGCAGCGATGCCGGCAGCAAAGAAAAGAAAGGATGGTACTAAACGAAGTCATGCAGAATGGGCAGAGGCTAATGACTTTACTTGGTACTCAGAATATAATTTACCTAAAGAATGGACAGCAGAATATGGAATATAAATTTAACGAAGATAATATCATCCAACAAATCCAAAGATATGTTGATGGTACATACGAAAGACATTACGCACAAGGGAAGTATCAGGCAACTGATATGATCATTGATGCAGGACATGGACACGGATTTTGTATGGGTAACATTATGAAGTATGCTATGCGGTGTGGTAAGAAAGATGGTACAGATGCAGAGATGGACCTACTTAAAATAATACACTATGCTATTATAGCTATAGCTTTAGAAGATACCAAGTATCACTTAGGAGAAGACAAAGATGGTTGAAGACAAGATAGGTAAGAAGCCTTACTTAGGCATAGTTATAGACTATGACAAGGAAAAGAAACTAGACAAGTTTAGTTTAGATACATTAAAGGATAGATATTTTTGGGAGGAGGAAAGTCATGCTCAAGAAGCTTTTGCAAGGGCTAGTGTTTTTGGGGCTACATATAAAGGCGAGACTGATTTTGATCTTGCACAAAGACTTTATGAGTACAGTTCCGATCTATGGTTTATGTTTAGTACTCCTATACTTTCTAACGGGGGAACGACTCGTGGCTTACCTATTAGCTGCTTTCTCAATTACGTACCTGACAGTAGGAGGGGTTTATCTGATCACTATGATGAGAACATATGGCTCGCAAGTAATGGTGGAGGCATCGGTGGATATTGGGGAAATGTTAGGAGCAATGGTATTGGTACTTCTAACTATAGTCGTTCTACTGGATCAATCCCTTTCATGCATGTCGTAGATGCAGAGATGTTAGCCTTTAATCAAGGCATTACTAGACGAGGAAGTTACGCAGCCTACTCGGACATATCTCATCCGGAGATCGAAGAGTTTATTAACATGCGTAAAGAATCAGGTGGAGATATAAACAGAAAGAATCTTAATATTCATAATGCTGTTAATATAACTAACGAGTTTTTAAAAGCAGTTAAAGAAGATACAGACTGGAGATTGATTGATCCTAAAACTAATGAGGCTGTTAAGATAGTTAGTGCTAGAGATTTATGGTGGCAGATGTTGAATGCTAGAGCAGAAACAGGTGAGCCTTACATGGTAAACATCGACACTTGTAACGAACACTTACCTAAAGAACAAAAAGATTTAGGACTTAGAGTTAATCAAAGTAACTTATGTTCAGAGATTGTGTTAGCTACAAACGAAGAGAGAACTGCTGTATGTTGTTTATCTTCGGTGAACTTAGAACACTTTGATACGTGGAAGAAAGATACAAAATTTATAGATGATCTAATTACAATGCTTGACAATGTGTTAGAACATTTTATTGAAGATATAGTAGACACTAATAAACTTGGTGGGTACAGTGCAAATTTTAAAAGGTTTAAAAAATATGTTAAAGAAGAAAAAGAAGGATTACTTAAAGCTGCTTATTCAGCGTATAGAGAAAGGTCGGTGGGTCTTGGAGCGATGGGCTTTCATGCTTTACTCCAAAGTAAAGGACTACCTTTCAATGGTCTACGATCTACAAGCATCAATAATGTTGCCTTCTCGCATATCAAAGAGCGAGCCATGGAGGCAACTCAAAAACTTGCCGATGAACGTGGTGAAGCTTCTGATATACATAATAGCGGTAAGCGTAACGCTCATCTGTTGGCTATTGCTCCTAATGCCAGTAGTTCTATTATATGCGGTGGCACTTCCCCTAGTATTGAACCATATCGTGCTAACGTATTTACGCACAAAACTTTATCCGGTTCTTATCAAGTTAGGAATCAATACTTGGAACGACTTCTAAAGAAGAAAGGATTAAATGTAGAAGAAAGAGAACAGATTTGGAAAGACATGACTATAGCTGATGGCTCGGCTCAAGGTATAGAAGTCTTATCGGATGAAGAGAAAGAAGTATTCAAAACAGCTACGGAGATTAATCAAATCTATTTAGTTGAACATGCTCATATGAGACAGGCTTATGTATGTCAAAGTCAAAGTGTAAATTTATTTTTTACGATGCCTAAAGCTACCGAGTCTCAATCAGTGCATGATGAATACTTACAGTATGTCAATGATGTACATTGGTATGCTATGAATAAATTAAAATCATTATATTATTTTAGATCAGATGCTGCTCGTAATGCTGAGAACGTAAATGTTAAAGTACAAAGAGTTAGGCTTGAAGATGTAGAATGTTTAAGTTGCGAAGGATAAAATATGGCTATAACAGAAACAGGAGATTCACTTTACGAAAGCAGATACGATGCACTACATGCTAAGTACACTGCAGATGTTGCAATTTGCAAAGCAGAACTTAGAAATTATTTTAATAATAGTGTAGGAGTTGCAGAACATCCTCACACTATTGAATCAATGGATCAGTTAATGAATGAACTAACTTCAGCAGAAGAAAAGTTACAATCATTAATTGCTAATTTCTAATGGACGATTTGTTTAGTCAGTTCTGTAGACGTAAATGGTTAGACCATTGCGATGAAAATAAAACTGCACACTCTGTAACATATACAGAAAAAGAATATAAAAAAGAATTTAACAAATGGCTACTTGAAAAGTATGCCGAACAAAAGGATAACACATGAGCTTACTTAGTACTAGAGAATATTATAAACCTTTCGATCACCCTTGGATGTTTGAAAAGTATGTAGAACAAAATCAAATGCATTGGCTACCTGAATCTGTACCCCTACATACAGACGTTAAGGACTGGCAGGAATTAACCAATGAAGAAAAGAATTTACTAACACAAATATTTAGATTGTTTACTCAATCAGATGTGGATGTAGGCTCAGGATATATAGATAAGTATATGCGTATATTTAAAAAGCCTGAAGCTAGAATGATGATGTGTTCTTTTGCTAACATGGAATCAATACATCAACATGCATACAGTTTACTTTTAGATACTGTTGGTATGCCTGATATAGAATACAAAGCCTTCTCCGAGTATGAAGAGATGGCAAATAAACACGACTACATAAAAGACTTTAAACCTACTAGACGAGATAAACGGGCTATCGCAAGAACACTTGCAGTTTACTCAGGCTTTACAGAAGGCTTACAACTCTTTAGTAGCTTTGCAATCTTGTTAAACTTTCCTAGATTTGGAAAGATGAAAGGCATGGGGCAGATAGTTACATACTCTATACGTGACGAATCATTACACGTTGAGGCTATGACTAAATTGTTTCGTGAATTTATACAAGAGAACCTAGACATATGGACAGACGAGTTCAAGAAAGAACTGTATGAGATATGTAGAGAGATGGTAGAGTTGGAAGATAAGTTTCTTGATCTTGTATTTGAGATGGGTGACATGAAAGGACTTACAAAGAAAGATATGTATGCTTATAACAGATACATTGCAGACAGGAGACTACTACAACTTGGATTAAAAACTAACTTTGATCAGAGAGATAACCCCTTACCTTGGCTTGATGAAGTACTTGGTGTTGAACATCAGAACTT